GATGCACGGGAATTGCGGTACGAGGGCATTGAGCTCAACGCAAATGGAATAAACGTAATGAAATCAAGAGGTTATACCTTCCCGCTCTTCAATTGACAAAAGCGCCGTGGCACGCGGTGTCACGTGCCACCGTCTTTTGCACGCGTTACGAGAAATGGTTCAATGTTAAGCGCAACGACGGAAAAGAGGGCGAATCCAGTAGACCGTGCAAATACCGGTGGCACGTGCCACCGCGTGCCACGGCGCAGGCTGAGCGACGGCGCAAAGGCCATCCATCGACGCCTCAAACTCGGCCCAATCACCCTCGCCGACGCCATCGAATGGACCTGCTCCGCGACCCAGCTCCGCACCTGGATCGACGAGCTGATCGCCGCGGCCAAGCCCATCACCCGAGACCTTGATCGGCTCGGCTCGCCCGTCTACACCCTGACCGCCAAACTCCCAACCAAGAAGCGGCAACCACGGAAGGACCTGCTCCCATGAGTAACCGCCCCGCATTGTCCATCGAGGCCCTGGAGTTTGCTGCACGACTGTCCAACTGCTGCCCCCAGTTCCTGGCCGATCTGTGCCTCGAGATCTACGGCCGATCCGACACCGTCGCCCGCTCCGCCGGCCTGCGAGCCCTGGCCGAGATCTCCCGCTCCTGGGGCCTGCGAGTGTTGAGTGATTCCTGCGCAACGCCCCACGACAGCTATCTCGCCCACCCCGAAACCTATCACGCCATGCGGGAATATGTCCGGGTTCAACTCGCCGTAACCCTGGCCCACGACAGGGAGTTATGAGCAGCGTACCCCCCGCTGCTTTTTTCCCGCTTGAAACCGACCCAGGATAAGCCCGATACTCAATAGCGTGAGTGAAACGCCTCAAAACCCGCAACCGACCACGCCTGGCGAGGACAAAAAGTCCCGCAAATGGGGCGGGCTCACCCCCAAGCAACGCCGCTTCGTCAAGCTCTGCGCACGGCTCGGAAACCAGACAAGGGCTTTCGAGCTGGCCGGTTACAAGGCAAAGTACGCCAGCCAAGAGGCCCACCGCCTGGCGAGGTTACCGCTAGTCGCCCAGGCCATCCGCGACGAGGTCGACGCCCTGGTCGGCGGCGCGGCGGGGTTGGAGGGCCGCCTGGTTGCCCACGCCGACGCCCGGCTGCTGCCATTCGAGCCCTGGCTCCGTGGGGAGAAGACGCTGGCCGAGCTCGAGGAAGACGGCGTCGACACCAGCGTGATCAAGTCCGCCACGATCAACCAGACCGCCAACGGGGAGAACCGCCGTCTGGAGCTCTACGACGCCCAGAACGCCGTGCAACTGCTGGGCAAGTTCGGCGGGCACCTGGTGGAGAAGCGGGAGACCACGCACGGCGGACAGATCGGCGTGGGGGTAGACCTGAGCCGGCTGACCGAGAGCGAGCTGCGGCGCATGGCCAACACCCTGACCGACGACGAGGCGCCGGGGGTGGTGACATGAGCGTCGCCTACGCGCCCATCCTCGACGCCATTCCGCCGCGGACGGCCATGATCCGTCTGCGGGCCCGGTGGGAATTGGCCCGTCGCAACCCCAGCTACTTCCAGCGGTGGTTCGTCTACACCAACAAGGCGGAGCGCCGCGTCGGCGCCGACGGGCGGATCTACTACGAGAACATCGAGGCGCCGTTCCCCATCGCCACGCGCCCGCACCTGCAATACCTCAATGAGCTGTGGCTGCACAATGCCGTCGGCCTGGTCTCCAAGGCTCGGCAGATGCAGGTGACCTGGTGGCTGGCAAGTCTGGCCCTGTGGGACGCGGTGCACCACGACAACCGCCTGATCATGCTCCAGTCAAAGCGGCTGGAGGACGTGATCGGCGACATGCAGACGGGCGACGGGCTGTTGGGACGGGTGAAGTACATGCTACATCGCATTCCCTACCGTCACGAGATTGGCCTGGAGTTCGACCCGTTCGAGAACGGATCGGCTAAGGTCTCGATCGCCAGCCGGCACAGTACGATCTGGGCCATCGCCCAAGGCGGCGCGATCCTACGCCAGCGGACCGCCGGCGGGATCGCTTCCGACGAGACGGCGCTGCAGCCGGAGTTCGAGGAGAGCTTTACCGCGGCCATGCCCTGCATCCGCTCGGGAGGATGGTGGTGGGGCGCTACGACTGCCAACGTGGTGGACAAGGGATTCAGCCGCAAGCTGGTCAAGGACATCCTGGACGACGAGCAATGACGACGATCCACAAAGACACCGTGCTCATGGAAGGCCTGCGGGCCTACCCCACGCGCCGAGGCGTAACGATCGTCGACCTGGGCCCCGAGGCCAACCCCACGGACCTGACGCCCGAGGTTCTCGACAGCGAGCGAGTCCGCCTGGGCTGTCGCCTGGACGCTACCACCGGGCAGTGGATCGAGTCCTGGAAGTTCCGACGCGAGTATCGACGCGACTACGACGCCCAGGCCGGGCAGCCCGCGTTCGATCCCGCCTGGCTGGACGTCCAGCAGCCTCGGCTTCGCAACCCACTCTATCGCATGGACCTGAACGAGTCTGGCCAGCTCGTCAAGCGTGACCAGGGCCGGCTGTGGGTCTTTGTCGAGTCGGACGCCCAACCCGAGAGCCTGCCCAGCGGGATCGGGCGGGTGGAGCGGGCCTGCGGGATCGGCATGGACGTGGGCGAGGGCGTCCAGGCCAGCGACAGCACCATCCAGGTCCTGTTCGCCGACACCCGGGAGCATGCGGCGGAGTTCGCCTGCAATAAGATCCACCCGGGCCAGCTCGGGCGGTTCGCGGTGGCCGTGGGCCAGTTGTACAACAACGCCCTGATCTGTTGCGTGCGCAAGATGCACGGCCTGACCGTGCTGCGGACCATGGCCGACGAGCTGCTGTACCCGTACCTGTGGCACAGCAAGCTGGCCGATCGCGTGGTTGAGCGGAACACCGCACGGTTGGGCTGGGGCCGCGGCGAGATGAGCGACGAGTACTTGGTCGGACCGCTCCAGGATGCCATGGAGCACGACCGGCTGATCCTCCACGGGGCTCGAACGCACACGCAACTCGGGCGGTGGATCTACAACGAGTCGGGCGAGATCGTCCACCAGAGCGTGGCGGACCTGCCCCGCGAGGAGCGGGCCCGGCACGGTGACCTGGTGGTGGCCCTGGCCCTGGCCTGGCGGTCATGCTGCGATCTTCCGGCCTTCCGGGCGATGCACAAGGAGCGGCGCAGCCCGATCGTCGAGACCATGGAGCGCCAGCAGGCGCAGGAGAAGGGACGAGTATGGCGAAGACCGAACCGCAACTAGTGCTGTTCGTGGGCGGGCCCCTGCACGGGCAAAGCAAGAAGCTCGACAGCGTAGGTCCCGAGTACGTCGAGCGAGGGCCCAATGCCGACGTCCAGCACGTGTATCGCTGGCTGACGATCGACACGGGCGACGGGCCTGTCGTCGTCTACCGCTACGACCGCAAGGAATGACCGCATGGCCGGATTGCTGACCAGACTGGGCGGCATGGTCAAGGGCCTGTTGGGCAGAGGTTCCTCTGCGCCGCAGACGGCGCCGGCACAAGCGCCGACTCCCACGATCAGCGGCCAGGCCGATCCGTTGGACTCGGCCGGGGTCAAGCTGTGGAAGCAGCGGCTGGAGCGGTCGAAGGAGATCTCCAAGCCGTACTGGAACGTCGCCGACGAGCTGGAGCGGGAATACCTGGGGGCCATGGACGCCGTGGCAGGGATCGAGATGGAGGGCCAGGCCCAGCCGGCGAACATGGTCGCCAGCTTCGTCCACACCGTTGTACCGTATCTGCTTCCGGGCGAGTTGTGGCCGATGGTCGAGCCCAAGATGGGGGGCGAGGAGTACCGCGAGGGCTCCCGGCGTATCCAGGCCCGACTGCGCGATCTCTACGAGCTGCCGGCGACGTATGAGGCCCTCTGGCGTGCGGTGTACGATTCCCTGTGGCTAGCCGGCTACTGTCATGTGGGCTGGCTGCCCAGGACCTCGGCGGTGGTCAAGGCCGGCGAAGGCAAGGAAGACGTGGACGTGGACGCCGCCAGGCGAGACGGGCTGCCGCTGGTGGTCGAGCACGACGACCCGATCGTGACGCACATCGGTTTCCGGCATATCCGCAAGGACCCCGACGCGAAGAGCTTCAGCCGGTGCCGATGGGTGGGCTTCGTGGACACCCGGCTGATCCGCGAGCTTCAGGCCGACGACGTGGCCACCAACCCGGCGGGGATCTACCGCGACACGCAGTCGCTGCGCGAGGGGGGCGACGACTACGACGACCGGGACGACCTTGCCGGCTCGATCGACAAGCGGACCAACACCTACACGGTCTATCACGCCGGCCGGCGCCGGGGCGAGATCTGCGTACGGGTGTTCGCGGGCCCGAGCTATCGGGAGATCCGCAGCCACTACCTGGACCTGGGCGTCATGGGCTTCCCGATCCGGAGGTGTACGCTGCTGGACGTGGCGCGACTGGAGCCGCCCAGCACGATGCAGTTCTGGTACGACCAGCAGACGGCACTGAACGAGTTCCTGGCCGAGATGGCCCAGCGGGCGCGACAGTCGAAGGAGATTGTGATCGTGCCGCGAAGCGAGCCGGACTTGAAGGGCCGCATCGAGAACGCTAACGGCAACGACGTGCTGGAGGCCCAGGACCCCGACCGCGTGAAGACGGTTAAGCTGGGCGGGGTGGCGCCCGACACGTACAAGGTGGCCGAGGTCCAGCAGGGGATCCTCGACCGCGTGAGCGGGGTGAGCGATTTCCAGCGTGGCGTCGCCAGCGGGGAAGGCGACTCGGCGACGGAGATCGCCCTGAAGAACCAGTACACCCAGGGCCGGCTGGAGAAGATGCAGGCGGCCGTGGGCCGGTTCATCGGCGAGATCTCCCGCGACTGCTCGGCGCTGCTGCTGCGGTACCAGTGGGAAGACGTGCCGGTCCGGATCGACGAACGGCCGGGCCAGCCCCGCTTCGAGGTCTTTAGCAACCAGGCCGTGCCCGCCCAGCTCGACGCCTACAGCTTCGTCGTGGACATCGGCGAGCGGGTGAGGTCCAGTCCGATCGTGCTCCAGAAGCGGACCGAGGAGACGCTCAAGATCGTCTCCAGTTCCCAGCTCCAGCAGGCGGCGGCTTCCGAGGGCAAGCTGATCAGCGTGGTGGCGGCCCTGGAGGATCACCTGGAGGCGATCGGCAATCGTGACATCGCCCGCTACATTCGCGACCTTCCCGATCCGCGGCAGATGGCCATGGAGCAGATGCAGCAGGCCGCGGCCGAGACGCAGGCGATGCTGGACGGCCAAGCCGTGCCGGTGGATCCGATGAATGACGATCACGCGGCACATGCGGCGGTGCACCGGGACGCGGTGGACCAGAGCGATCTGGTGGCTGAGCATCTGGCCGAGCACTACGGCTACATGGAAGCCATGGGCGGCGCCGGCGGCGAAGCGATGCCCTTGCGGGCAAATGCGGCGCAGGCGGCAGCGCCGGGCGGCTCGTCGGCCGCGGCGCCGCCCATGCCGTCCGGGAAGGGGATGGCGAGTCAAGGAACGGCCCAGCTCATGGGCCAGGCGATGGACGTGGCTTGATATGGACTGGATCGACTTGAAAAAGCTGGTGGAACATGATCGAGAGCAATGACAAGCAGGCGCCGGACAACGAGCCGGGGAAGATCGACCCCGACGCGGTGCTGGAGGTCCGGCACTACTGTGACGGGCGAGGCCGCAAGATTACCGCCCTGATCGAGTGCGACGAGGACGGCGAGTCCGTGGGCCCGGCCCACTTCGTCACGCAAGTGACGTTCGTGGAGCGCAACATAGCCACCGGGCAGAAGAGGCCGGTGCAGTTGCGGTTCGAGATTCCCGCCGACACGCCGGTCCAGGCGTTCGCGCTGTTCGACTCATGCCTGGACGCGTCGAAGCGGCAGTACCAGGAAAAGGGCCGCCAGCAGATCTTGCGGCCCGGGCTCGTGTTCCCCCAGTGAGGCCGAAATGCCCGAGTACACCTACACCTGCGAAGACTGCGGCCAGAAGCGGACGATCCGCCGCAAGCTGATGCAGCAAAAGCCCTGGCGGGTGAAGTGCCGCTCCTGCGGCTGCTGGGCCCTGCGGGACTACAAGGCCGACCTGGCCCGGGCGCAGACCGATCCGGACGCCTGCGACGCCGACGCCGACCGCCAGCTCGCCCAGAAGTATGGCGGGCAGCAGGTCGAGCGACCGGTTCTCAGCCAGTCGCTGGGCAAGGTGCCGGGGATCCCCAAGGTCCGGGCCAAGGACGGCCGCACGTACGCGGCCTTCCGCAACATGCAGCACCGTCGGCAGGTGCTCCAGCAGGTCGGGATCACCGACGCGGAGTAGTTGAGTAGCACGAAAACTGAATATCCCCAAACAGAGCAGGCCGGCCAGCCTGTGAGTTTGCGAGCAGTTTGGGGCTCAACCCAGAGGCCCGCCCCGGCGGGCAGGAAAGGACCAGAGGACCATGGACAAGAGCGACAACAAGACGACGAACGACAGGCCGCCCGGGTTCTATTGCGCCACGTGCGGCGGGGCGAAGGTCCCGGCCGAGACGGTGGATCGAATCAACCTGATCCACAGCGTCTGCGGCGGCGCGGTCGAGCCGGTGGGCGCCCCCAACAGCGGGACCGAGACCCCGCTGGTCCGCCAGCTTCGCCAGCGTCTGGAGGACAAGGACCAGGTCATCGCCCAGAAGAACGAGGAGATCGCCTCGCTCCGCGGCCGGTTGACCGTGGCTGGCATTGTGGACGAGCCGGCGGCCGATCCCGAACCCGTCGAGGCGAAGATCGACTCCGCCAAGAGCAAGAAGGGGGGCAAGTGATGCTGAGCACCACGACACTCCTCCTGGCGGCACTGTTGGGCATGGCGCTGGCTGCCATGGCGGCCTCGGGCGGTGCGGCCGTCGGTGCGGCGGCCGCTGCTGCTGCCGGGGGCGGCGGCGAAGGCGGAAAGAGCTTCAGCGACGCGGCCGGCGAGGCCTACGACGCGGCTACCGCGGATGCGGACGATGACGCAGGGGACGACGCTGGACAAGCCGGGAAGGGCGGCCAGGGCGCCGGCGCCGGCGATGGCGATGGCGCTGCCGCCGCTGCGCCTGACGGCGCGCCGGCCGGCAAGGACAGGCCGGCGCCTGCGGCGGCTGCCGCCGGGCAAGGCCAGGCCTACACGCCCGAGCAGCTCCAGCAGTACCAGGTCCAACTGACGGCCTATCACGAACAACTCCAGCGGATCGTGACCGACCCGCTCTTTCAGGAAGCCTATCAGGCGGCGCAGGCCAAGCGCGGCGGACAGACGGGGCAGGGTGCTCTGGACAAGAGCAGCCCAGGCGCCTCGAAAGCGGACCCGCCCGCACCGGCCAAGAAGCCGTGGGAAGGCTTCAACCCCGAGACCGACAACGAGAAGATGCTCGTCGGGTTCCTCGACCAGATGCAGAGCCAGTTCGACCAGCGTCTGCAGCAGTTGCAGCAGGGCTACGACGAGCGGCTCAAGAAGGCCGAGGAGCAGCTCGGGACCGTCAACAGCCGAAGCGAGACGGTGCTCAACGAGAAGGCCCAGCAGGCGATCGACGCCGCGATGGGCGAGCTGAAGAAAGAGTTCCCCGACCTGGTCGACGGCGGCCAGAAACAGAAGGAACTGGAAGAGGAAGCGGGCAGCCAGCTCATGGCCGCGGCCCAGCGCGGACAGCGCATGACGATCGCCGACGCCCTCAAGCGGGCGGCGCGGGTGATCGGCTGGGACGGCCATGCGGAGCGAATCCGCCAGCAGTTGCAGAAGTGGGCCGGCGCCTCGGCCGCCGCCCGCGTGGACGCCCCCGGTGGGCACGACGCAGACCTGGAGCCCGGCGCCGGAATCGAGAAGCGGCTGGGCAAGGCCTACGACGACGCGGCCGGCGGGTAAACGACACCCCAAACCGACAAGGAGATCGACACCATGGATCGCAGCAAACTCCTGGACGCGGCGGCGACGAGCCTGAGTCAGGTTCCCGCCGGCGACTACACCAATCTGCTCTGCGAGCAGAGCTACATCTTCGACACGTTCTTCGGCGACCTGAAGCCCCGCGAGATGAGCGGCAAGAGCGTGCTGTTCAACGCCATCATCAAGGGCGACAGCGGAGACAGCAACGTGGACGCCACCGAGACCGGCTTCGGCGCCTACGACGGCAGCTACGACGAGATCCCGATCGGGGCCACCGAGTACATGGCCCAGGGCGAGGTCAACTGGACCGCCTACATTGGCCACTGGGCGATCAGCGAGATGGAGCTGATCATCAACGCCGGCAAGGAAGGGTTCATCGACGTGGGCAAGAGCAAGCTCGAGGGCGCGCTGACCCGCCTGGCCAACATCATCGAGGGCCAGTTCTGGTCGGCCACCAGCTACCTGCACGTCGACGACGACGCGCCGTGGGTGCTGGGCCCGGAGTACTGGCTCACCGACGACGGGTACGCCATCAACGACTCGGGCGGCACCAACGGCACGACCGTCGCGTCGATCGACCCGACGACGTCGAGCTACAACGACGCCAACAGCCGCAACCGGTGGCGCAACCAGTACAAGCAGATTACCAGCGCCAACGAGCTGCTGGACGGCCTGGACGATCTGTCCACCGACTGCTCCTTCAAGGCCCCGCCCAAGGTCCCCGTGAACACCCCGCCGGGCAAGGAGAAGTGGCGGCTGGTGCTCAACAAGAACGGCTACAAGGCCTTCCAGCGGCTCATGCGCCGCCTGGGCGAGCCGCTCAGCGCCAGCGATCCTCGCTGGAACAACGTCAAGGTCGAGTGGTCCGACCGGATGGCCACCCGCAGCGACAGCACGAACCAGGGCTTCCTGTTCAACATGAAGACCTGGCGCGCCCGCGTGGCCAAGGGCTACAAGTGGCGTCGGGACCCGGTCTTCACCCCCAACAATCAGCCCTCGGTCCGGGCCCAGTACTTCAAGTTCTGGCCCGCGCTGTGGTGCGAGGACCGGCGGAGCAACGGGAAGATCTTCGGCTTCGGCAACGAGCTGATCGAGTCCTAACTCAACGGGGTCCAGCAGGGCCCCAAGGAGAACGACCATGCGAAAAGAGTTCATTCTTCCCCCCGGCCAGAAGGTCAAGCTCGGCCAGAAGCCCGGCAGCGTGCACGTGCCGGTCTGGAACGCCGGCGGGACCGCCATCACGGCCGGTTCGACGCTGATCCTCGACATCAGCAACACCACCGCCAGCGGGCAGATCTACGTGACCACCACGACCGTCGTCGGCCACCCGCTGACCTACGGCGTGGCGGCCGGTACGATCCCGGCCTCGGCGGCCGGCAAGGGCTTCGCCTGCGTCTACGGACCGGCGGAAGTCGCCCTGAAGGGGGCGACGATCAACATCGGCGCCGGCGATGTGATCACCACCGGTGCGACGGCCGGCTACGGCTACAAGGGCCTGCTGCTCGGGGCCAAGGGCCTGGGCGTCGCGATCGACGCCAAGGCGGCCGATTCGGTCCTGGGCACCGCCAGCGGGTACGCCACGGTCTTCGTGGACACCAGCCTGCGGGTGGGCTACCCCGGCACGTCGAGCAGCAACTTCAGCTCCGCCACGGCGGACATCAACTTCAGCCAGCTCTACGTGACCAGCTCGGCGACGAGCGGGACCACGCGGGCCAACTACACGCGGCTGTATCTGACCGGCGGGGCCGGCGGTGAGGCGATCCGAGCCTTTACCACCGTCTCCAACGACACCCCGGCCGACACGGTGAACGGGGCGCACATCAGCCTGAACTTCGGAGCCTCCGCCGGCAACGTGACCGACCTGGGCACCGCGGTTCGGGCGACGCTGCACGTGCCCAACCGTTCGCTGACCGGCACCTGCGCAGGACTCCAGGCGGAACTGTACGCCGACGGGTCCAGCTCGGCGGTCGGCGGGACGCTCTCGCTGCTCCGGTTGGTGGTGGACGGCGATTCGACCGGCAAGGCAGCCATCGAAGACGGGGCCGCCCTGCTCCACGTCGACTGCGGGTCCAACGCCTCCGGCAACATCGTCGGCGCCCTGAACGGCAACGAGCCCACCTGGGCCAGCCACACCGGCCTGATCCGCGTCAACCTGAACGGCACGACGGCCTACCTGGTCTGCGTGACGCTGTAACCTTCGAACCCAGAGAAAGGAGTTCGACATGCTTCCCACCACTGTGATCGAAACCGAGTTGAAGACCATGCAGGCCAGGCGTGACGAGCTCCGCAACAGCTTCTGGCAGGCGGATGGGGCCTGCCAGGTGCTGGAGCAGCTTCTGAATCTGGCTCGTCAAGCCGAGTCGGCAGGGAAGGCCCGTGAGGCCGACGCTCCCGATGAAAGCATGATTCCGTTTGAAGGTGCTCCGCCCGAGAACCCCTAACTAAGAAAGGCGCATTATCATGCGACCCAACCTGACTGTGACGCACCCCAACCAGAACGCAAAGGAGCTTGCCAGCGGTGGCGAGCTGCGGGACTGGTACCACTTCCACGACGACTTCCTCTACGGCTACGACACGACCTTCGACTGGGCGGTCGTGGAGGACGCCGGGGCCGACACCGGCGACGCCCTGACCGACGCCGCCGGCGGCATCCTCAACGTCGGCTGCGACGGCGACGACAACGACGAGTGCTACGTCTCGTCGAAGGCGGAGATCTTCAAGTTCGCCGCCAGCAAGCCGCTGATCTTCGAGGCGAGGATCCAGCTGACCGAGGCCAACACCGACGACGCGAACTGGATCATCGGACTCTCGGACACCGTGGCGGCCAACAGCCTGGTCGACAACGGGGCCGGCCCGATGGCCAGCTACGGCGGGGCGGTGTTCTTCAAGGTCGACGGCTCGATGTACATCGGGGTCGAGACCAGCAACGCCACCACGCAGGCCACGTCGGCTACCGCCCTGGCGTTCGTCTCGGCCACCTGGTACACGCTGCGGTTCGAGTTCGACCCCAACGACGGCACCACCGGAAAGGTGACGTTCTTCGCGGCCAGCGGCACCGGCGCCTTCCAGCGGCTGGCGCAGAAGGACATCACGCTGGCGAGCCTGGCGGAGATGCACGTGCTGCTGGGCGTGAAGGCCGGCGGGGCCAACGAGGAGAACCTGCTGGTCGACTACGTGGACATCTGGGCCAAGCGCTGAGCCTGGCCGGCGAACTGGGTCCTTTCCTGGCGGGTAGGCGGCAGCTGCAAGGCCGCCTACCCGACCGGGGAGGGCGAGGAAACCACCATGAGCATGACGCAGAAAAACGGCGCGATCCAGGGGCACTGCCTGACCTTCATCAACTCCGCGGCGACGGTGGCCGTTGCGACCAACACCGAGCTGGGCGAGGTCTACTGCAACGGCGTGGAGAGCCTTGGCTTTCGCCTGGGCAACGCCGCCGGCGGCGGGGCCCTGGACGCCTTCATCGTCCAGTTCAAGTACCATCCCAGCGGCGAGTACGTCACGGTGGCCAGCATCGCCACCGACTTCACCAACAAGGTATTCCCTGTGGTTGGCGCGTCGGCGTCTCCCGTGACGCTGGCGGCCGGCTCGGACGTATTCATCGCCCTGGATGTCCGGGGCGTCCACTCGGTGAAGTTCCTGGCCTCGGCCGACACCGATCCGGCGTCGGCGACCATCGAGGGCGGCGGACGGTAGAGCGGGACTTCGGCAACGAAACAACGCGACGGAAGGTGAACAGTGGACTACGAGCTACTGCGAACGATCATCAAGAGCAACCCGAGAACGATAGGCCTTTGGGCCAGCGGGCGGGACCAGGACATCGCGGACATCCTGAACGATGTCGACGTGGACATTCAGGTCAACCGTGGAGTCGTTCCGAGCAACGAGTTCCTATCTCTCCTGGACCCGTCGGAGTTTGCGTCGCTCACGCAGATACAAAGCCAATCGTTCGGGCTGTTCCTTGCCAGCGGATCGGTGGACATGAACGCCGTTCCAGTGGACCAACTGGCGGGAATCATGCCCGACAAGACGAAGGCGAAGATCAAAGCCCACAAGACACGACCCGGCTCGATTTCCGAACGCGACCTTGGCGGTCGAGTTACCGCTGCGGACGTGGGCAAGGCCCTGAAGCCTGACCGTCCTGAAGGGAGGGCGAACAATGCCAACTGAGATTCTGACCAAGGACGGAACGCCCATCGTCTGGGCCGACACGACGGACTACAACCCCGCCGCCGGAGTAGTGTTCACGCGCACTCACCAGATCGACCTGACTTCACTTGCCAACGGTGCGGCAAGAGAGGGCGAAAAGGCGGACCTTGGCGCGGCGAGGGCCAAGACGTTCAGCGTGAATGTTGGGCTCGAAATTGACGTTGCGCCGACGGCCGGGACTCTCATCGACGTGTACTGGTACTCGTCGTACTCCGCTACTGCCGGGCTGGCGAACAGCGGCGGCGCGACTGGCGCAGACGCGGCATGGCCAGCCGACGGGAACGAAGACGAGTGGGCTCCGCAGTTGCTTTACATCGGGTCGCTGGTCTGCACGAACGACGCGGCGACTACCGTGCAGCGCGCGTGCATCAATCCGGCGTTCAGTCCTCCGACGCGATACGGCGGAGTCATCGTTGACAACAACTGCGGGCAGGCGTTCGAGGGCGATGCGGTCGAGATGTACGTCGCCCTGGTCCCCAACCCCGACGAGAGCCAATAGCGCATGAAGGTCAAGTACCTCAACCCGCCTCGCCCCGGACAGATCGACCTAGCCCAGCCGGTCGATTGGTCCAACCCGCAAGCGCGCGGACTGGTTGCGTACTATCCGCTCTGGCTTACGGGCTCTCAAATCGCCTTCGACATGGCACGGAGGCTGCGGACGATTCAAGAGTCCGGCGACTATCCATCCGTTTCTACTGATGCGACGTTTGGCCGCGCGCTTTCGTTCAACGGGAGCAGCGACAGGCTCATATCGACGGATACGCCGTACATCTTTCGCGGGTATACGTTTTCGGTCTGGTTCAACTCGACCAGCAGCACGACGCAACAGACCATGTTTGGAAAGGGTTCCGTGGTCGGGACGGGAGCGCTGATGTACCTCGGACTCGTAGGGGACGCGGCTGGCGACCCCGTTCGCATGGGCGTCTACGACGGAGCCAACTCTTCCGCAGCGAACACCACTACCGCATACCCGACCAACCAATGGGCGCTGGCCACCGGCGCGGTCAACGCGAATGGATCGACCGTCGCCTGGCTGAACGGCGGTAGCAAAGGGACTGACGCAACGGCCACAAACGAGCCTGCCGGAACGGTCATGTTCATGGGCTTGAGGTACTGGAACTCATCTTTCGACCGTTACTTTGCTGGCAAGCTCGGAGAGGTCCGAGTCTACAACCGCGTCCTGTCCGACAACGAAGTCTACAATCTCTGGCAGCCCACGACTCGCTGGTCGATGCTGCGGACGCTGACGGGTAGAAGGACGTTCTATGTGCCGGCGGCGGCAACCGACCCCGAAGCCAATCTCATCGGCGGCAAACTCATTCGCGGGGGCCTACTGCGCCGCCGCCTTGTTGCATAGGAGAACCCATGAACCTGACTGACATCGAGAACCTGACGGCGGCACAACTCAAGGCCCAAAGCATCGAGCTTTCCGAGGAGGCTGCGAAGTCCGACCCGAAGGAACTGGCCAAGCGCTACATCAAGGCCCGCATCGACGCGGCGACACGCGACGAGAAGCTGGCCGAGCAAGGCAAAACGATCACCAGCCTCAATGAAGCGCTTGAGGCGCAGAAGAAGCTGGCCGCCACTGCGGAAGCGCAGGCGACCGATTTTGCCTTGCGGCTTCGCAAGGCCGGTGAGGACGCCAAGGCGACGGCTCAGGCGATTCAGGCTACGGCCAGCGAGCGAGACGCGGCCATCCATGCTGCACAGAAGGCACAGGCCATCGCCAAGGCCCGCCGCGCCGCCCTGGTGGACGTGCTGGACTTCGCGGCCCAACTGAACGCCAGGGTCGGCAAGCTGCTGGTCAGCGAGGAGTAGACCATGGGATGCGAGCCGTATCCAATCGCGGGCAGTACGCTCATCGTGGACTTCGACACGTTCGACGGCGGGACCGGCGCCAGCATCACCATGACCGGCCTTGCGACAACGGACATCGAAATCTACAAGGCCGGCTCGACCACCCAGCGGGCCAGCGACAACGGCTACGCGCTGCTGGACACGGACGGGATCGACTTCGACGGAATCACCGGCATCCATGGATTCTCCGTTGACCTGAGCGACAACTCCGATGCCGGGTTCTACGCCGTGGGCTCGCAGTACACCATCGTCGTCAGCTCGATCACCGTGGACGGGCAGACGGTCAACTTCATCGCCGGGCGGTTCCGGATCGTCTCGGCGACACGCGGGCTGGCCGGAACGGCGCTCCCTGACGCTGCCGCAGACGCGGCGGGCGGGCTGGTCGTATCTGACGCAGGCGGACTGGATGCGGACACCGTGGCGTCCAACGTCGCGGCGATCCTCGCCGACACCGGGACGGACGGAGTTGTCGTTGCGGCCGGTAGCAAGACCGGCTACTCCCTTGCCGCCGATCAAAGTGCAGTCACCATCGGGACCGTCACTACGCTGACTGGTCACACCGCCCAGACGGGCGACGTGTACGCCCTCGCCAACGGGGCAAGCGGCTTTGTGGCTCTCAAGGGCGACACCGCGGCGATCCTGCTGGACACGGGCACGGACGGGGTAGTGGTCGCAGCCGCGTCAAAGACCGGCTACGCCCTGTCGGCCACCGGCATGGACCTGGTGACTCTGCCTGCCGGGATTATCACCGCCACGTCGATAGCCGCTGCGGCATTCAACGGCAAGGGCGACTGGCTTTTGAGCAGCGCCGACGGCTCGACGTTTACGGCTGTCCCCTGGAACGCAGCGTGGGACGCCGAAGTGCAGAGCGAGGTCGACGACGGCCTGAAGGCGCTCTACCTCCAGTACCTCTTCCACACGACCTACGATCCGGCAAGCAAGCCCGGGTCGGCCGACGCCCTGCTGAACGAGTTGATCGAGAACGACGGCGGGGTGAGCCGCTACACCGCCAATGCGCTGGAGCAGGCGCCAAGCGGTGGCGGGGGAAGCACCAACAACTACGACATGCACATTGATTCCTGGAGCATCGAATGAGCACAACGTACATCCGGGCGATATTCAAGGACGACGGCGGGGTCGCGTTCGATCCGACCAGCGTCAAGCTGTCCGACCCGACAGGCGCGTACGGGGTCAAGCGCAACGACACCAATGCGGTGGTGGTCGTGGACGACACGGCTATGACCAATACGGCCGTTGGCTACTACGAGTACTCCTTCACCGATCCCGCTTACGACCTGACGTACACCGCCTATATCGAGTACGTGATCGACGGCGAGACATACCGCACGCCCAAGACGGTGACCGGGACGACAACGCCAGCCAGCAGCGGGCACCAGCGGACGCTGAAGCAGATGTGCGTCGAGGCGCTCAACCTGCTGGGCTTCAACAGCGGGGCGGTCGATGACACTTGGCTGGCCGGCGACGGGGCGACGTGGTACGCCCGGTGCAAGGGCTGGTGCAACGAGGCCGCCCAGGAGTTCGCCAACACCGGGCCCTGGCCCTGGCTGGAGGACTGCGAGGGCACCCTGTCGATCGCAGAGGATGCCTGGGAGCTCGACCTTCCGGCTGGGTTCCGCCAGCTTCTGGCCAGCCCGTGCCTGACGGGCGAGGACATCTGGCTGATCCCGGTGACTCAGCAGGAGCTGGACGATCGCCGCGCCGACTCGACCACCAGCTCCACGCCGGAAGTCTACTGCGTAACCTACGACTCGACCAGCCTGCGGCACAAGGTCCAGATCGACCCGCCCGCCGGAGAGGCGTACACCGCGACGATCCGCTACAGCCGCATGCTGCCGGCCCTGAGCGCCGACAACGACGTTCCCGAGTGCCCGCCGCACCTTCACTACGTGATCCAGGGCGGCACGATCGCGGTAGCCGAGGAGCGGCACAACGGCGTGATCGGCGGGCCGGCCCGCACGATCTTCGACCGCCAGCGGCTGGAGGCCTGGCAGCGGTGGGGCCTGCACGAGAGCCGGCCCGGCCGGCTGAAGGCCCATCGCCATATCCGTCGCGATCGCGGCGTTCGCCGCGTGCCGTACAACGTTACCGTGACCCATCCGCTGGCATGAGGACGGTGAGACAATGGCCCAGAACCTGACCCATTTCGAGACGCCCAAGGCCAAGCTGAAGTGGCTGGATGGCACGACGCCCAACGGGCACACCTGGTACAAGCGGTACTACCACGTGCCGCCCGCCCAGGCCGACGCCATGCTTGCCGCGCACGCCGCCGGCAGCGTGGTCCCGGGCATGACGCTCAGCGCGGTCAACCCGCTGCTGGGGCCCTACATCCGCTCGATCTACAAGGGCAAGCTGGTGGACGATAACGGGGTCAAGGCGGAGATCATCGTCGAAGGCAAGCTTTTCGCGGCCGACAGCTAGGAGCCAATCCATGGCGTACACGAGAATCAAGGGAACCGACTATCGCACCACGGCCGACAAGCTGATCGTCCAGACCGTCGGCGTCGCCGACAACGAGGCCGATACCGGCGTGCCCAAGCGGGGCGACTCGCTGAGCACCCCGGCGATCAGCACCACGCTGGCCCCCAAGTGCGAGGGCCGCAATACCACCGACAAGAGCGAGCCGGGCCGGGTGCTGATCTACTCCACCTGGACCGCCCCGCTGGCCCATGCCGAGGCCCATCCGTAGGAGACGGCCGTGTCGATCTGGACCTACGAAGTCAAGCGATCGCGACGAGCCCAGCGCCCGGGCGGGCTGGGCTGGACGCGTCGCGTCCTGTGCCGCCAGGTCCCCAAGGCCAGCAGCGACAGCCTGGTCCCGGCCGAGTACAGCTACTTCCCCGGAGAGAGCGGCAAGCACGGCGCCCGCCTGGTCAGCTCCGTGATCGACCGCGAGGGCTCGCCCAACAGCGACGACGTCACGCTCGATTACCGGCCGCTGACCTGCGAGGAGTGGCTGGAGGCGACGGTCAACAAGGGCGTGCTGCACTGCTACGGGTCGGTGACCGGCCGGCGGGTGCGGACCTGGACGCCCAACGCGCCCAATACGATCAGCGGCGGCTGGAACGGCGACATGGCCGGTTGGACCGGGGCCCTGGCCACCATGTGGAGCCGGCTCTACGGCGGCGGAACCAACGGATCGGCTCCGATCGTGCTGGAGGGACCCGACCCGTCCGACGAAACCGGACGGGATTTCTACCAGGTCGTCAGCGGAAGCAACCAGGCCTTCAGCGGCCAGACGGTCTACGAAGTCTACAGCATCATCGACAACCGCGACGCCTACTTCTTCCAGTTCGCCGGCAAGGTCGGCTGCTACAACAACATGCCCATGGGCACGTTCCCGCTGGCTCCGATGGCGAGCCGGGCCGGGCAGTGGCTGCTGATCGGCATGAGCTGCACCCCGCGGCCGGCGGCCAAGCGGATCTTCACCATGCGGCACCGCTTCCTGCTGACGGCCAACCCGCTGGGCATGGGCTGGGCGGAGCCCTGCGTAACGCAGAAGTTTCGCGTGGAGGTCCGCCAGCTCGAGGTGCTCGACGCCGACGGCGAGGACACCGGCGAGCTGGCCAGCGTGGCGTTGCCCGTGCCGGTGGGCGAGGGCAATGAGGTTCACCTGATCGAATCCGCCAATTTCAGCCCCATCGAGGAGCTGCTCCAGAACTCATGGTAGAGCGCGACGACAACCTCCAGACGCCCGAGCCCGACGGGGAGCCGACGCCGATTCCTTCGCAGCCCGCGATCGAGTCCGACCCCCGGCCGCCGGATCGACCGTCTCCGGCGGCCGGGGCGGACCTTCCCGACGTGGCCAGGGACCCCCAGCCGCCCGAGCCGGCGGTCGAGGCGATCGCCGCCCCGGACGGCCTTCCGGCCGTGGCCCGCGACCCCCAGCCGCCGGACGATCGCGACGAGGACCTGCGTCGGCAGGTGGAGGACCTGGCCCGCGAGCTGGAGGAGCTCCGCCAGCGGGTGGACGAATCCGACCAGCGGGATCCCGGCGACGCGTCGTCGGCGTTTCACCGGCTGGAGACTACGGCCTGGCCGTCGCTGCACTTCGGCGACCGCGCCGTTGGGCACGCCGGTCCTGACGGGCAGAGCGTCGGCTTCGAGCCTCCGTACAAGCACGCCTTCGAGATGCTGAGCGGCGGAAAGGAAAAAGTGGCCGGAGTGATTGCGGCCAATGCCGCCGGCGGAGGCAAGTACGACGGGAAAGTGCTCACGGGCCGCTCGACCGCCGCGGCGGCTGGAAATCTGGGCATGCCCGAGGGGCTGGATGCTCCTGCTGCCAGCGACGCCCTGGTGCTGAACCTGGACGAAGACGGTTTGCCGACCCACTGGCTGAAGACCGGGACCTACTTCGAGGGCGTCAAGGTCGGCATGACCGAAGAGGCGACGCCGAGGATGATCGTGGTCATCCCTCGTGGTGTGGCCCGGACCGCTTCGCCTTCGACTCTTGGCAGCGGCGCAGAGGGCAGCGAGACTGCCGACACGAAGGAATGGCAGCGGGATGCAGTCGCTGCCGGAGACGTGTACGGAGACTGCCCTCTGGAG